TCCCATGCTTCATTTAGAGCCTGGCCTACATCTTCGTTAATAAGTCCACTTTCAAGTAATGGCTTGATAGCATCAAACATGCTTATTCCCCTTATTTAATTTTAAGATCCTTGATGAGGCGCATTACTTCCTCTTTCAGGTATCTTTCTACTTTTTTGTTGCCCTCAGCATCTTTTGCAATATCCAACAACTTATGACCATGACGCATATTCATCATGCCTTCATAGATTGCTTTAGGATACGCATTTGGTGCGCTTGGTTGTGCAACAATGTCCACTGTGACTATTTCAAAGTCACTTACTTTGCCGTTCATGTCGTTCACGTTACCGCTACCGCGACTTGATACGCCTAGTTTCACACCACTCTCCAACATTGTAGCAACTAATTGCCCCATTGGAGTTGGTAAAATCTTTAACTTACCATAACCATTAGCACCATCCATCCACATAGTTGTTATCATGTGTGATACACGGTCTAGATTAATTTTTAAGTCATCTGGATGGTCAACTTCACCTAATACTGAATGACCTTCTGAAATCTGTTCGTTTAATGTTTGTACTGCGGCTTCAATTTCGGAAACAGGGTAAATACGCTCATTTGCGTTCTTTACCCCGCCCTGGATAAAGATACCTTTCATGTAAAGGTTCTTTTTATCGCCTTCACTTATACTTTCAACGACCATGCTAGCACGGTCAAAAGTTAAGTGTTCTTTGAGATACAAAGCCATTGCTCTCAGATTCCTTATACTCTACGCTTAACAGTTTTACGTGACTCTGCTACAGGGCTTTTTGTTCCTGTTGCGCCGTCTTTCGTAACTGGCTTTGGTGTGCTTTCTAAGTCAGCATTGTTTTGTGCTGGAGCGTTTTTCCACTTAGTTGCATCTTTAACTTGTGTTTCGCCCTTAGAGTAAGCATTACTTGGACCTTTAGGACCAGTTGGATTAGCTTCTGTGCCGCCACTGAATTTTACTGGGCGACTGTCCATTCCAGCTTGACCTGAGTTAGATGTTACTGTAGACTTGTTTTGTACACCATTATCACCATGAGTTACAGAAACTTTCTTTAATGTGATAGCTTCCATCATAGCGTCTTCTTCATCATGACCTTGTTCCATGTCATGTGTTAATTCTTCGCCGTCTTCTTCAGCTTCGTCATCAAAATCTGAATCAGATTCAGAATCATGGTCACTCATGATTTCTTCAAATTCTGCCATTAGTTCATCTAACTTGTCTTCTAAATCAGTAACACGGTCTTCTAATTCTTCTTCATCGTGGTCTTCATCTTCACCATCGATATCAATGATTTCTTCATCACCGTCATCATCAAAATCAATTTCTTCGTCTTCGGCTTCGACCATTCCTTCTTGTTCAGCAGAAATTTCGTCCATCATTTCACCTACTTGACCACCCATGTGCATGCCTTCTTCTTCCATTTCTTCGGACATGATGTTTTCATAAATCTCGCGGGATTTTTCAACTACGATGTCATGGAATAAAGCACGTGCTTGTTCTTCATTCTCATTGATAATCAAATCAATAAGTTGTTCAAATTTTTTGTTGTCCATTGATATTCTCCTAAGTAATGGCTTTGTAGAATTATTTAGTGAGTAGTTATAGAAACTACTCAATAAGCACGTATTTTTTACGTTTTTACTTAGAATAATGGATTTATAGAGTAGGTTGAGCGGCTCCGGCGGCGGCCGCACCTGCCGCGCCATATTGTTCTTGGACTTTTTTCATGTGCATTTGTTTTTCATAATTACGAACGTCCATCATTTTTCGCAATTTTCTTATTTGACGTAATGTTAATTTTGTCTTGCGGCTTTCTTTCCATTCAGGTCTGCTGTTGTCATCTGCAACATCTTGATAGCCTGGTATGGCTGCATCAAACATTTCCATTAGTTTCATAGATAGTATTTATCTTAAACTGGCATTCCTGTTGGTGCTGGTGTTCCTGCAGGTTGATTACCTGCTTGTCCGCCTGCAACTGGGCCTGCAACATCTAGTCCACCTGCTTCATCACCTTCTGGTGGAGGATTTTCTATAGCATCAGCGGTTTGTAAATCCGCATCAATGCCGCCTGCACTTATACCAACATTGCGTAAATCACGGCCTTCAGGTTCATCGGTATTATTTTTACCATTTTCTTCACGCCACAATGTTTCGTTTTTATTAATTTCTTCTTCTGTCAAGCCCAAAAATCTTTCCATTGCAAAACGCTTGCTGATGTACGGGAACGCTTCCATCGTACTAAATGTGTTAACACGTGCGGTGTCTAACTCACTTTGACGATAACTTGCAAAATTCTGTGGTGGATTGAACTCTAATGTGAACAATCCACTATCAATATTGAAACCTCTCCAACGTAAGAATAACTTAAATTCTTCATCTAACTTATTGCTCATGTATTTTTGTAGACGTTCGCAATATTGATTAAAACGAAACTCTTGAATCATGGCTGTGCCAACACGACCATCATTCAATGGTGTTGTATTATCATCAGGACCAGTAGGTAAGTAACTACTTGGAACACGTAGTCCACGTGCTAATCTGTTATTGAAGTATTTCAAGTCATCAATTTCACCAAGATTTTGTCCACCGGGCAACACTTCAACACTACTTCCTCTACCGTCAGCAGTGACTGGGAAAAAGTAATCTTCATTAGTAGATAATGGGCTATATGTAGCATCTACTACTGATTGTCCACCGTGAATACTTGGGATACGTCTTTGGTGAATTTCATTTTTTATACGCTCAACGAAAGCCATAGCTAAGTGACTTGGCATATTACCAACGTCAATCTTAAACATTCTACGTTCTGGGGCACGTTGTACACGATAGATTAGAACCGCATCTTCTAATAATTCTTTTTGCTTATAAACTTTGAAAATGTTCTCTAAGATACTTTGACCAAAAGGCCAAAAACGATCCAAACCTTCAGTTAAACTTAAGTGAACTACATGTTTAGCATCTATTGCACTTTCGCTTTGACCTAATGTGAAACGACTACCGGTAGTATTATAAGGCATACTTGGAACAGTATATCCACCTGATCCTGCACCACCGCCTGTACCACCTAAGCCAGTTGCCGGATTAGCGGCAAAGTCTGTGTTAGTTTTTTGTGCTACTGTAAGATTTTGTAAGTTAATATTAATGTCTTTGATAACATACTGTTCTGGTAATTTACCTTCACTTTCATTAACGATAACTTTAATAACTTTAGTCATGTCTACCCAAAACAATTTAAATGTTTCTGGGTCACGAACAAAAACTTGGTCTCCGTATTTTACTACGTTTCTAAAAATCTTAAAGGCACGGGTGTTAAATTCATTTAGTTTAGCCCATTGTTGTAATTGAGTTTTTAATAATTCAATCTCATGGGGGGTTGGATCATCTTTATATTTTAAATTGAATGGGGTATCATTATGTTCATTTTTCTGCGTACTGAATTCAGCTAGAATATCCAAACATGCGTTAATTTCCGCATCAACGTCCATCATCTCATATTGATTATATCGTTCAATACGATTAGGATGACCTGTATAGACTTCAGGAAGTCTAGACATGTAGTTCTTATAGCCAAATTCATTGTTGTTCCAACCACCAGTGCTAGAACCATTTTGTCCTGGGCTACCGTTCCATGCTCCAGAGGTACTATTGCCACCGCTGATTGGACTAGATATACCACTTTTATTAGTGAAACGTTTTTTGTAGGTCATAATATTATGTAGTATTTAGCGTTAGACCCTAGAATGCTTTAATAATTTGTCAGAAATATCATTACCATCTGATAGTGCAGATATCATTGTATCAAATTTTTCTTCCATTAAAATATATAAATCTTGTAGTATTTGACTAGACATATTAACAGTTTCATTGGCATTATTAGTATTATTATTTGCTAATACAGAATTTAACGGAGTTTTATCAGAGGTTGCAGGTGTTTCTACTGATATCTTAGAAGAAGGATCGGGTAATGGAACTATTGCCTCCCTACCGTGTAATTCTACAGGATATCCTGCTTTAGGACCATCAAATAATCCACCATCATATGCTTTTGGCATTGATAATTCAGCATGGAAATGTCCACCGGTTGCCTTTGGACTAGGATTGTCATATTCATTAAT